TTACACATCATTAGTACCTTCCTTATTTTTTGACTGGGACAAATTTGGGACCGATGGGTTCAGGATCGAGTCTATTTGCCGTGCGTGTTCGGTAAGGTGATTAGGTGCAAGGTGAGCATATCGACGAACCATTTCGATATACTCCCAGCCTCCCATTTCCTGTAACACTGACAACGGGACTCCGGCTTGAACCAGCCAACTTGCCCAGGTGTGTCTCAAGTCGTGAAATCTGAAATCATCAATACCAGCCCGTCTCAGCGCCGCTTTCCAGGCTGTGTTTGCGTCATACCGCATCTTCCTTACTGTTGGCGCTTTCGTTCCGTCTGGTTTGGTACAGCTTTCCTTGTACACAAATACCCAACGGTGATGATTCCCGATTTGTTTTTTCAAAACGCGACATGCAGTATCATTCAGCGCAACGCCGATTGCGCGGTTTGATTTACTCTCTTCCGGGTTTATCCATGCCACCCGGCGCTGCATATCTATTTGTTGCCATTCAAGGTTGATGATGTTCGAGCGTCTTAAGCCTGTTGCCAGTGCAAATTCAACAACAGACTTTAATGGCTCCGGACATTCATCAATCAGCCTTTGTGCTTCATGGGGCTCCAGCCAGCGGATCCGTTTATTCTTTGGTTGAGGCACTTTAATAATTGGTGCCTTATCCAGCATTTTCCATTCACGCTCTGCGGCTCTTAGTAGGGCCTTTATAAATGAAAGATGCGTAGCCTTCGTTACAACCGACGCTGGTTTTGGCGTGTATTCTGGAACAGGTTTCCCTTTTTTTCTGCATGCTTCTGCCCTGAGTTTCCAGTTTTCCTCATGACGCCGGTTCGTCATTTTCTGCATTGCTGAATAAATTTTTGATTCAGTAATGTCTCTTAGTTGCATTCCTGCGAAATGTTGAAGCCAGAATCCGATCCGGCTTTTGTGAGGTAGCCTGAGTTTAACGGACACTCCTTCCTGAAATAGAATGGCATCAGAAGGAGCTAATAATGAGCAGAAAAACCCAACGTTACTCTAAAGAGTTCAAAGCCGAAGCTGTCAGAACGGTTCTTGAAAATCAACTTTCGATCAGTGAAGGCGCTTCCCGATTATCCCTTCCTGAAGGCACTTTAGGACAATGGGTTACCGCCGCCAGAAAAGGGCTCGGTACTCCTGGTTCCCGCACGGTGGCTGAACTGGAATCTGAAATTCTGCAACTGCGTAAGGCGTTAAATGAAGCTCGCCTTGAGCGAGATATATTAAAAAAAGCAACAGCGTATTTTGCACAGGAGTCGCTGAAAAATACGCGTTAATCGAACAATGGCGACAACAATTTCCCATTGAAGCGATGTGTCAGGTATTTGGTGTATCCAGGAGCGGTTATTACAACTGGGTACAGCATGAACCCTCAGACAGAAAACAAAGTGATGAGCGGCTAAAACTGGAGATTAAGGTGGCACATATCCGCACTCGCGAAACATATGGAACCCGGCGGCTCCAGACGGAGCTGGCAGAGAATGGCATCATCGTTGGTCGTGACCGACTGGCACGTCTTCGTAAGGAGCTAAGGCTACGCTGTAAGCAGAAACGCAAGTTCAGAGCGACTACGAACCCGAACCACAATCTGCCAGTTGCGCCAAATCTGCTGAACCAGACGTTCGCTCCTACAGCACCAAATCAAGTCTGGGTGGCGGACCTGACGTATGTTGCCACACAGGAGGGATGGTTGTACCTCGCTGGCATCAAAGATGTTTATACGTGCGAAATTGTCGGCTACGCCATGGGAGAGCGCATGACAAAAGAGCTGACAGGTAAAGCCCTGTTTATGGCGCTCAGGAGCCAGCGCCCACCTGCCGGGCTAATCCACCACTCTGATCGAGGTTCACAGTACTGCGCATACGATTACCGGGTCATACAGGAGCAGTTTGGTCTGAAAACATCAATGTCGCGTAAAGGTAACTGTTACGACAACGCTCCGATGGAAAGCTTCTGGGGAACGCTGAAAAATGAGAGCCTGAGCCACTATCGTTTTAATAACCGGGATGAAGCCATCTCAGTAATACGGGAATACATTGAGATTTTCTACAATCGTCAGCGTCGTCACTCTCGTCTGGGGAATATCTCCCCGGCAGCCTTCAGGGAAAAATATCATCAGATGGCTGCTTAAAAAAAGAACAAATGGTAGTGTCCGCTATTGCCAGTACACCTCACTTCAAAAGCAAATTCCTGCGGCACCAGCTGGCTGCAAAGCACCGCATGTTGGGCGACACTGTAGAAGTGAGAAAGATGACCGGCAAAGCGACAGATATTTGAAAGGGAAACCGCGATATCGTTAATCACGATGTCGTCTTTATTTATCTTGTCATAATAAAAATGCTTCCCGGAAAAAGTTTTAATAAATGACATTTTGTTCTCCACGTATATGCGCTGCACTGCGCTGAGTTTGGGTAAAAGGAAGCCCTCACCATCCGGTGATTATTGAGTTAATTACGTTTCCATAAATGCCCCCGCAGGGGCATTTGCAGTAATGAAATCAGGCGGTGAAAGTACCAATAAAGGTTTCTACTTTGCTGTCTTTGAATTTCTCAACAAGCAGATCACGAAATTCGTTAGCCATATCTTCCTGCACCGCTTCCAGCTGAATAATGCGCAGAACCAGTACAGGACGATCGCCAGTGATAATGCTGAGGCGTAATTTAAACGGACGTTCTTTCAGACCTTCGTAAGCGCCCCGAGAAGTACGTAGCGTAAGGATTATTTTACAGACGAGAAGTTCCAGGGCAGCAGTTCATGCACTTGGTTCGACGGCCAGTCATTGAGCTTCTCGATCACTTCGCGCAACCAGTCCTCCGGCTCCACTTCGTTCTGTTTGCAGGTGACCAGCAGACTGTAGATGATCGCCGCACTTTCTCCTCCCTTGTCTGAGCCGAAAAAGAGATAATTTTTTCTTCCAACCGCCACCGATCGTAACGCGTTTTCACCGATGTTGTTGTCTATTTCCACCCAGCCGTCACGACAGAACTCGTTCAGCGCATTCCAGTGATTCAGGATATAGTCGAACGCCTTCGCCATCTCCGCATGTTTCGACAGCGTTTTCCTCTGCAACTGTATCCAGTCGTACAACGACTGCATCAACTGGACGCTTCTGGCTTTTCTGACTGCAAGCCGTTCCTCTGCCGGACTGCCACGTATCTCCGCTTCTATGTCGTATAACTCTGCTATCCGTCTGAGCGCTTCCTGAGTCATTTCTGTCGGACGGCGCACATCCTCGTCATGGATTTTTCGGCGGGCGTGGGCCAGGCACCCGGCTTCCTTCACCCGGCCCGTTTCGTACAGTACGTTATAACCTGCATAGGCATCAGCCTGCAGTACGCCCTGATACTTTGCCAGGTGGAGCTGCGGATGTTCTCCTTTGCGATCTGCCGAATACGCGAACCAGACGGCTGCCGGCAGGGATGAACCCGCATTACGATCATCCCTGACGTATACCCACAGACGACCCGTTTTCGTCTTTCCGTTCCCCGGGGCCAGTACTTTCACCGGAGTGTCATCTGCGTGCACCTTTCCTGCCTCCAGAACATAGTCATTCAGCGCTATATACAGAGGACGGAGTTTGTCTGCCATTTCTGATACCCAGCGCACCATGGTATTACGGCTCAGCTCCACGCCCTGTCGCGCGTATATTTCTGACTGGCGATATAAAGGGATATGTTCCATATATTTGCTGACCAGGATCCGTGCAAGTAACCCTGCACTGGCATAACCGCGTTCGATCGGTTTAGGGGAAGTGGTGCCTGAACGATGACATCACACCGGCTACAGGCCAGTTTGGGACGTATGGTTTCGATAACTTTAAAGGCGGTATTAATGATATCCAGTTGCTCTGAGATTGTTTCCCCCATTTCTTTCAGAACACCTCCACAGGCCGGGCAACTGGTTTCAGCAGGCAGAAGGCGATGTGTCTCCCGGGGAAGTTCTGCCGGCAGCGGTTTTCGTGAAGATTTTCGTCCCGGGGATTCAGGCTTACTGGCGATCGGGTTTTCTGACGGGGGACTGGTGTCAGGTGAATCTGTGACTGACGATGCATCTTCCAGAAGATTTCTGGCTGTGTTCAGCCGGTTTTCCAGTTCCGACAGTCGTTTTTCTGCCTGTCGGATCTGATTTTCAAGCTTATGACGCTTTTTCTCTGAACTCTGGCCGAACAACATACGACGCAACCTGTCGAGTTGCGCTTTCAGCCGTTCAATTTCCTGCTCATAGCCCGCGACCTGACAGGCATACTGTCGAAGCCGACTCTGTTGCTTACGCAACATGGCTTTAAGCAGCTCAATATCATCGGGGAGTTCATTGTTCATTCCCTTGTTTTATCACGGGTTATATCCGGATGCCAGGCCGTTCTGTCCGTTTGGGATGTTGCCACGCGATCCCCTCCAGTAGCATGGATAACTGAGCTGGCGTCAGGTGCACTTTCCCTTCCCGGGTCACCGGCCAGACGAAGCGGCCCCGTTCCAGGCGTTTGGCGAACAGGCATAACCCGTCACGATCGGCCCACAGTATTTTCACCATTTTGCCACTGCGGCCCCGGAAGACGAAGATATGCCCGGAGAACGGGTCATCTTTCAGCGTGTTCTGCACCTTCGAAGCCAGGCCATTGAAGCCACAACGCATATCTGTGATGCCAGCGATGATCCAGATTTTGGTACCGGTCGGCAGCGTTATCATCGGATACCCCCTTTCATTTCGCGGATTAGCGCCCGTAACAGTTCCGGAGTGAGAGGGTCAAACAGTTTTACCACACCTGATTTAAGATGCAGCTCGCACCGTGGGACGTTTCCGGGAGCCCCCTCAGGGCGCTCATCATGCTTGTTACGCCAGAAGGGATTTGTAACTGGTCTGGTCGGCTCCGGCGTATCAGTCAGAGCCACCGGGACAGGCATGCATTCCTGTATGTCATCATCGCTCAGTAAGCCGTCCTCGTACTGGCTTTTCCATTTAAACAGCAGGTTATTATTGATATCGTGTTCTCTGGCGATCCGGGCAACAACAGCCCCAGGCTGTAACGCCTGCTTAGCCAGACGGACCTTAAATTCACGGCTATAGCTGGTTCGCCGTTCTTTTCGCCATGAGCCTTCTCTGATTTGAGGCTCTGTTAATTCCTTCTTTCTGTTGGCATAAAGGATGGCGTCAAGTTGAGCGAATGAAACTGAATCGGGCAATGGCCATGCGATACCGGATGCAAGAAATCGCTGAAAAAGCGTATGTATTGTGGAATGACTGAGACCCAGACGCTGAGCGATGGCCCGGATGGTCAGTTTATCTTCAAATCTTAAACGCAGGGCATCAGGCAAATAAGAACGGAAGCAGGGAATATCTTTTGTTGTCTGGGAATTCATCGTTCGTGTCCATCAATATAGATGGGCGCGATTGTTGCCAGACAGGACAATTTTCACAAGACGTCGCTGATGGGGCGCTTACAGACCTTCAAACGGAACGCATTTAAATTCAAATGCCACTGGCATAATGTCTTTGGTCTTCGCTTCGACAGATTCCATCAGGGAGCGTTTGCCGCTGAAGTCATTATCTTCAAAATCAGCGGTCTGGTTTGCTTCAATCGTGATTTTACGGATAGCCGCAGCCGCTTTTGTTGCCTGAATGGCGTCACCATTAGCATCAAAGCCCACAAGGTAGTCGGCCCAGTCTTCAATCCATTCTGCCAGTGATTTCTGGGAGTTACGCTCGCCGTTAACAGACAACAGGGCAGAGAACGGTGCTGTCTTTTTCAGTTTGAGAGTGGCGGTGTTATCTGCGTGACCTGGTTCATCAATAGTACCCAGGTTAAGCACACTGACGGCACGCATATTATCAGCATCGATAAAGCAGCGGGTGCCTTCATCTGCAAGATCTTTAGAATAACGGGTAAAGTCATCGATGCTGGCAGTGGAAAGCGCACCACGGAAACGGAAGCGATTTAAATTAAATTTTTCCAGATCATGAATGCGGAAATTCTCAGGCAATGCCACAGCATCGGCACCAATCTTACTGATAATTTCATTAACACCCTGAGCAGAAATAAGGGCATGGATTTGATTAATTGCGGTTGCGTCTAAGTACTGAGACATAATAAGTCCTCACTATATTAAGATATTCAGTGATGAGATAAATAATCAGTTAATTAAGAACGATATTAATGACCTGCTGCGCGGAGTTTTCCGTCAGGCTCACCGGCAAGAGTCAGTAATTGTCCCTGGTCTTCCTGCAGAATAGTCAGGCGACCACCGCGATTGACATACATCGGCGTTTCGGTGGTGTCTTCTTCGGAAATTTTCCCACGGTTAGTCGGGCGAACATATGAGAGTTTGTGTTTGATTTTCACACGGTTCTCATCAAATGGTTCGATTTCCAGGTTGAGTGAGACCTTACCTTTGGTTTTCGTGTTCATCACACCGGAAGCGACTTCACTGAGAACTGGGTAATGCTGCCAACTTACTGATTTAGTGTATGATGGTGATTTTAAGGTGCTTGCGTGGCTTCCATTTCCATCAGATGTCCTTCCTGCTCCGCTACTGAAGGCGTGGTGCGTAACGGCAAAAGCACTGCCGGACATCAGCGCTATCTCTGCTCTCATTGCCGTAAAACATGGCAACTACAGTTCACTTACACCGCCTCTCAGCCCGGTACGCACCAGAAAATCATTGATATGGCCATGAATGGCGTCGGATGTCGCGCCAGTGCACGCATTATGGGCGTTGGCCTCAACACGGTTTTACGTCACTTAAAAAACTCAGGCCGCAGTCGGTAACCTCGCGCATACAACCGGGCAGTGATGTGATTGTCTGCGCTGAAATGGACGAACATTGGGGCTACGTCGGTGCTAAATCACGTCAGCGCTGGCTGTTTTACGCGTATGACAGGATACGGAGGACGGTTGTGGCGCACGTCTTCGGTGAACGCACTCTGGCCACACTGGAGCGTCTTCTGAGCCTGCTGTCGGCCTTTGAGGTCGTGGTATGGATGACGGATGGCTGGCCGCTGTATGAATCACGCCTGAAGGGAAAGCTGCACGTTATCAGCAAGCGTTACACTCAGCGCATTGAGCGACATAATCTGAATCTGAGACAACATCTGGCAAGGCTGGGACGGAAGTCACTGTCGTTCTCAAAATCGGTGGAGCTGCATGACAAGGTCATCGGGCATTATCTGAACATAAAACACTATCAGTAAGTTGGAGTCATTACCGAGAACTGCGCCGATTTTGGTTTCAAATACGCCGCCGTCCAGCTCCCCGATAAATGCCTGCACATCAGTACTGCGTTCGCTAGCCATTTTGCTGCTCCTCATCATATCGACCCTGCAAGGCCGATTAGTTTCTCCACAAAACAGAGAAGAACACCTGCGGTGGCAGCCGCCCGGATGGATTGGGTTATGAGCCCGTCGTCCGGTGATGCTCTTCTCTGTTTTGTAAAAAGGACGGTACCAGCCGGAAGCAAGGGTACAAACTGGTACCGCCAGGACTACACACAGCATAAAGTTGTGGTGCCGGGTGCCTCCCGGTGCCTGGCGAAGGTTGCACACCAGACGGGTGGGTATCCACAGAAGGTCGACTGTCAGCCTCAACCTTAACCCGCGTGCGCTGAGCCGCATTCACCACAACGCTAAGGATTCTCTTTGGTTGAAAATACTTAGCTGTTATGTGCCTGTCTTTTCACCACTTCAGGCTCGGTGGTATCCTTTTAAGCCCGTATACATAAAAGGAAAATCAAATGACTTTTGATGAAAAAGAACTTGATAATGCAATTAATAAAATCATCGTAACGTCGCTCTTTTCCTGTCTCAGCGACACTCAGCAAAAACAGTTCTACGAATCGGCTTTCAACATGATTGAAGTGGTCAACAAAAACTGGCCACCGAGTTAGAGTTTTTCCAGTATCGATTTTCCGATTCGTTTGGGGGTAACCCACCGTTATATTCGTGCGGTCTTAGTGCACTGTAATATCCAACGATATAGTCCGTTATGGCGTGAGCTGCCTCGCTGAAGCTTACGTAACCCACCACCGGCATCCATTCGTTCTTCAGACTCCTGAAGAAGCGTTCCATTGGGCTGTTATCCCAGCAGTTTCCGCGCCGGCTCATACTCTGTCTGATCTGGTATCGCCACAATAACTGCCGGAACTGCCTGCTCGTATAATGACTGCCCTGATCGCTGTGGAACATCACCCCGCCGGGCTTACCACGGGTTTCCCATGCCATTTCCAGCGCTTTCATGGTGAGCCTGCTGTCCGGCGAGAACGACATGGCCCAGCCCACTGGTTTTCTTGCGAACAGGTCGAGAACAACGGCGAGGTACGCCCAGCGCTTACCCGTCCAGATATAGGTCACATCACCGCACCACACCTGATTTGGCTCGGTCACGGCGAACTGCCTTTCAAGGTAGTTAGGGATAGCAACATGTTCATGACCACCACGTTTATACCGGTGAGTCGGCTGCTGACAGCTGACCAGCCCCAGCTCTTTCATGAGCCTGCCAGCAAGCCAGCGTCCCATCTGGTAGCCTCTCCGGGTTGCCATTGTGGCGATGCTTCTTGCTCCGGCCGAACCGTGGCTGATGCCATGTAGCTCAAGTACCTGACTGCGTAATACAGCCCGTCTGCCGTCTGGTTTTTCAGGACGGTTTTTCCAGTATCTGTAGCTGCTGCGATGAACCCCGAACACATGGCAGAGTGTGACCACAGGATAATGCGCTCTGAGTTTCCCGATTATCAAGAACTGTTCAGGGAGTCTGACATCAAGAGCGCGGTAGCCTTTTTTAATATTTCATTCTCCATTTCAATGCGTTGTAGCTTTTTCCTCAGCTTACGTATTTCGATTTGTTCTGGTGTTATCGGAGAGGCTTTTGGTGTTTTGCCCTGACGCTCATCACGCAGTTGTTTGACCCATCTTGTCATTGTGGAAAGGCCAACATCCATAGCTTTGGCGGCATCTGCCACCGTGTATTTCTGGTCAACAACCAGTTGAGCGGATTCGCGTTTAAACTCTGCGCTAAAATTTCTTTTTTTCATTGGAGCACCTGTGTTGTTCTGAGGTGAGCATATCACCTCTGTTCAGGTGGCCAAATTCAGTGTGCCACTTCAGATCGAGCGTTGTTGTTTCTGCGATGCCGACGAGTTACCTGAAAAAATCAGGAAACAGTTGGCTGATGCTCTTCGAGTGCGACTTTCTGACCAATTTTCTGAAATGTACTCTCCGAATTTGGACAAATAGAAAAAGGCCATTTCCATTCAGGGCCTGATGGAAAGACTTCAGCCTGTTCTAAAGCACGGCGTAAAGAGAATACAACTCCAGCCATAATCTGATGTTTCCCATTGGCCCAGCTATCGCCGCTCTGATCTACATGGGCGGCTATGTCGTATGACCAAACGACTTCACAGTTATTGTTTAAAATCTGGACTTTCATTTCATACACCTGCTTTAACATGAGTACCTAGTGGCACAACATGACTCAACGAATCATCCTGGACTTCATATGCCCCAGGCGGCTACTTCGTGGGCGTCCTGCCTGTTTGTTGTTTCTCTTGGGTACATTATGTATCTCATGGGTACATTGTCAAGTATAAAAAAACCTGCCGAAGCAGGTTCATAAACATTGATTAGGCTTTGATTTTGTATCTTCTTGGTTTTCCTGAGAAAATCACAGTTCCAATTATAGAGCAATTACCGTTGATCTTAATGTAAGGCTCAGGCCAGTTTGGGTTTAACGCTTTGAGATAACGCTGTGTCCCATCTTCTATCAACCTTTTGAAGGTGGTTTCACCTGTATCGTGCATCAATGCAATAACGTCGTCACCGTGGCAGGCAGGTACTTCAGGATCGACAAAAATCATGTCTCCCGGGCGGTACTCATCAATCATTGAATCACCTATCACCCGCAAGATATAAGTCATTTCCCCACAGGGTACAGGGCAGGGATACGTTTCTGCTGTGCTCAAATCAACCTCAGAATATCCAACTTCTTTCCATGCTCCGGCCTGTACCCATGATATGATAGGGACTAATGTGATTTGTTTATTAGTGATTGAAACATCAGGTTTTTTTGTGATGTTCGTTGTCTGGTGTTCTTGATCGAGCCATCCGACAGGCAGGTCGAAACATTTTTCGATGTGCCGTGCCATGCTGTCACCGATATTTTTAGTAGCGCCATCCCCCATAAACCTGCTGGTTTGGGTTGGCTCGCGATCAATCATGGTGGCAAAGGATGAATTTCCGCCAACACCATCTCTCAGTTTTCTGGCGTTAGACCGCCGGATGTCATGGATTGTTTTCATAACGAAATTAAAACCTTTGTACCGATAAGGTACAAGTATCTTGAAGGTTCATTTCAATCATGTAATATGTATACCGGGGGTACATATTGTATGAAAGCGTATTGGGACTCTTTAACCAAAGAACAGCAGGGCGAGTTGGCCGGAAAAGTTGGCTCAACACCTGGCTACTTACGGCTGGTTTTCAATGGTTATAAAAAAGCCAGTTTTGTGCTGGCGAAAAAACTTGAGCAATGCACGTCAGGTGCAATTACGAAATCTGACTTAAGACCGGATATCTATCCGAAAGATTAACAGAACACCTTCAATTTTTAACCACAGAACGATGAGGCTAACCGTGGGTAAGTATCACTGGAAAGTAGAAAAACAGCCTGAGTGGTACGTGAAAGCTGTCAGAAAAACTATCGCAGCGTTGCCGGGTGGTTACGCTGAAGCAGCTGACTGGCTGGATGTAACAGAGAACGCATTATTTAACCGCCTTCGTGCCGATGGCGATCAGATTTTCCCGCTGGGATGGGCAATGGTTTTACAGCGCGCGGCTGGCACTCACTACATTGCGGATGCTGTCGCACAGTCTGCTGGTGGGGTGTTCGTATCGCTTCCTGAAATTGAGGAAGTAGAGAACGCCGATATAAACCAGCGCCTGCTGGAAGTCATCGAACAGATCGGGAATTACTCAAAGCAGATTCGTTCGGCAATCGAAGATGGGGTCGTGGAGCCACACGAGCAGACAGCAATTAATGATGAGTTGTATCTGTCAATTTCGAAGCTCCAGGAGCATGCAGCACTGGTCTACAAAATCTTTTGCGCTCCAGAAAAGAGTGACGCCCGCGAGTGTGCAGCTACGGGCGTCGTGGCGTTTTGTGTCTGTGGAGAAACTAACGCATGAACAGTTTAACGGCAAATAACCGTTTGTCGCAACAGCTGGTGGTCAGTGTCGCTGAACACCTGTTGTTACGGCATGAATGCAGATTACCAAATCACCTGGCTGTAAGTAACCACAGAGAACTTTACCTGACTGTGGGGGGCGAGTTGTGCAGGAACTTAACCGCTGGTTTCGTGACGGAAGAGGGCTTTATGTCCATGTTATTCGTTGGGAGCCAGAAACACAGCGCGTTATCTATCTTCGCAAAGACTACCCGCATGAGTGCTTTAGTCCTTTGTGGAAATTCAGGCGTGATTTTGTTGAGTGTGAAGGACCACCAGCACATTGATTCTGCCATTCCGGGACGTTACACTGTTCAGGCACCTTATAAAGCGGGTGCCGGGATTGGCGTCCTGGAAATGTTATCGGCGATATATGACGCGCCAGCGTCTTTTTTATCGTCTGCGTCTGCGCACACCCAAATTATGGTGGGCTGGACGGGGGCACTGAAAGGTGCGCCGGTTTCCGATAACGCCGGTTACGCCAACCCCGTTCAGTTCACCACCAGCGAAATTGGCGTTTCCGGTGGTGAAGGTAATTCACTGTTATCGGAGGCTGCCATCATGGCTACTGTCCCAGCCCTCACTCGTCTGAATGATGAAGACTTACATAAACTCAGTTATGTAACAACTGCACTACGTGCTCTGCGCAAGGTAACTCTTTCGGATCCGCAGGCGCATCAGGTTCTGGTAGAAACCCTTCTTAACTTGCAGGCTGAACGTATCCGTTTGGCGGATAAGGCTAATTTTCATATTCACCGTCTCCTGAATATCAGCGGAGGGCATCGTCATGCTTAATCCGTTGATCCTCAATATTTGCCGTTTGCTTCAGCGTAAAAAAATATCAATTCCTACAGTTGGGCAGTGGTACACCACGCCTGCAGGGCATGTTCTATGTGTTAGCCTGGTTGACCGTGAATGTCAGAAGGTGGTTTGTGAACCGCTGGGCCGTAATTACCGCGTCAGTATGCCGCTTATAGCCTTTCGCTCCGGAAAAAACATGAAGCATCTCGGAGGTGCAGCATGAGTATGGAGCTGATGGTTAAAGCGATGAAAATTCGAGTGGGTAATCCATTGCGAAAACTGGTTCTGATCAAGCTGGCTGATAATGCCAGCGATCAGGGTGAGTGCTGGCCCAGCTACCAGCATATTGCTGACCAGTGCGAGATTAGCAAACGTTCTGTGATGAATCATATTGCGGCCCTTTGTGAGTCCGGGCTGGTAAAAAAAGTCACCCGGAAAGGTGAAAAAGGTAACTCAAGTAATATCTATCTCCTTCATCTTGATGGTGCAGGAGATTCACTAGGGGGTAGTGCAAATAATTCACTATCTGGTGCAGCAAATTCACCAGGTAGTGCAGGAGTTGCACCAGGGGGTAGTGCAGGAGATTCACCCAGAACCAGTCACTCTTTTGAACCAGTCAAAGAACCAGTCAAAGAACCAGTCAATGACCCAATAGCTGTTGGTGCATCTGCTGATGAGTCTGTGCGAGTTCGTTCAAACCGACCGGAATACTCTCCGGAGTTTGAGCAGGCATGGCTGGCCTATCCCAAACGTGCTGGTGGCAATTCAAAATCTGCAGCCTTCAAAGCCTGGAAAGCCCGTTTGAATGAGGGGGTAAACCCCGAAACCATGCTGGAAGGTGTGAAACGCTACGCGGGCTGGGTATCTGCGATGGGTAACAGCGGCACACAATTTGTGAAACAGGCTGTCACGTTCTTTGGTCCGGATCGTCATTTCGAAGAATCCTGGGAAGTTCCTGCAGTATCTGCAGCCAGACGCGAGGACCCGTACTTCAAAGCCAGTTACGACAACGTGGACTACAGCCAGATCCCGGCAGGATTCAGGGGGTGATTATGAGTCTTTTGAATGAAGTTCAGAAATTCATTGAAGCCCATCCGGGGTGTACTTCCGGAGACATTGCGGATGCTTTTGCTGGTTACTCACGGCAGCGCGTTCTGCAGTCAGCAAGCAAGTTACGTCAGAGTGGGCGTGTGGCTCACCGTTGTGAAGGAGATACACGCAGACATTTCCCGCGCCTGACTGAGAGAGCGCAGGAGCCGGAACCACAATCTGTTCGTGAAACCAGACCTGTGCGCAATTTCTATGTCGGCACTAACGACCCCCGGGTGATTTTGTGCCTGACCCGCCAGGCTGAAGAACTGGAGTCCAGGGGCTTATTCCGTCGAGCTGCAACGGTGTGGATGGAGGCATTCCGTGAAAGCCACTCCCAGCCAGAACGAAACAATTTTCTGGCGCATCGTGAGCGGTGCTTACGGAAAAGCAGCAAGCGCGCTGCATCGGGTGAAGAGTGGTATCTGTCAGGGAATTACGTGGGGGCTTAATGAGTAATAAATATTGCCAGGCGCTAGTGGAGCTGCGGAACAAACCAGCCCATGAACTGAAGGAAGTGGGCGATCAGTGGCGCACGCCGGACAACATTTTCTTGGGAATTAACACCCTGTTTGGCCCGTTTGTTCTGGATCTGTTTACTGATGGTGATAACGCCAAATGTGCCGCTTATTACACTGCGGAAGACAACGCGCTGGCGCATGACTGGTCAGAACGTCTTGCGGAGCTTAAAGGTGCTGCCTTTGGTAATCCCCCGTACAGCCGCGCCAGTCAGCATGAGGGGCAATACATCACCGGCATGCGTTACATCATGAAACATGCCAGTGCCATGCGTGATAAAGGTGGGCGCTATGTTTTCCTGATCAAAGCTGCCACCAGCGAAGTTTGGTGGCCGGAAGATGCAGACCATATTGCTTTTATTCGCGGGCGTATTGGTTTTGAACTGCCAGCCTGGTTTATCCCGAAGGACGAGAAGCAGGTGCCGACAGGCGCTTTCTTCGCTGGTGCTATTGCTGTTTTCGACAAGACCTGGAAGGGACCGGCAATCAGCTACATCGGGCGCGATGAACTTGAGGCATGTGGTGAGGCCTTTCTGGCGCAGGTTCGCCAGCAGGCGGAAAAACTGGTCAGGGAGATGGCGGCATGACGACATTAACTCAATGCCAGCAGCAGGTGCTGGATATGCTGATTTCTTACCAGAAAGAACGTGGCTTCCCGCCAACCAATCAGGAGGTGGCAACCATGCTGGGATACCGTTCAGTGAATGCAGCGGTGGAGCATCTTCGCGCACTGGAGAAAAAAGGCGTCATCACGATAAAGCGTGGCGTGGCCCGGGGCATCACGCTTCATACCGCGGTGAAGGACGACGACAGCGAGGCGGTCGGGATTATCCGCTCACTGCTTGCCGGTGAGGAAAACGCCAGGCTGCGTGCAACCCACTGGTTACATAAGAGGGGCCTGAAAGTATGAAGCTGATCCTGCCTTTCCCGCCCAGCGTGAACACGTACTGGCGACACCCCAACAAAGGGGCGTTTGCAGGTAAGAGCCTGATAAGCGCGGCGGGGCGAAAATTTCAGAGCGCGGCGTGCGCAGCAATAGTTGAACAGTTACGTCGTCTGCCGAAACCAACGTCGGCACCTGCTTCAGTGGAGATCGTGTTGTTTCCTCCGGATAACCGGATCCGCGATCTGGACAACTATAACAAGGCGCTGTTTGACGCCTTGACCCACGCGGGGGTGTGGGAAGACGACAGTCAGGTGAAAAGAATGCTGGTGGAGTGGGGACCGGTTATCCCGAAAGGGAAGGTCGAGATCACTATCAGTAAGTATGAGAAACCGGCGGGTGCAGCCGCCTGATTAAGAGGAGAAACGAAGTATGAATAATCTGATGGTCATTGATGGTATTGAAGTTCGTCGTGATGCTTATGGGCGTTACAGCCTGAACGATCTGCATCGCGCAGCAGTAGCATCTGGTGCAAATGCCAGAACCAAGGAGCCAGGAAAGTTTCTTTCCAGCCAACAAACTGTTGAGCTTGTTCATGAATTGACCAACACCCAGAATTTGGGTGTTGACCCGGTGAGTGTGATTCATGGGGGAAATGAACGGGGAACGTATGTCTGCAAGGAACTGGTGTATGCCTATGCAATGTGGATCAGCCCGTCATTCCATCTGAAGGTGATCCGTACTTTCGATATGGTAACCAGCGCACCGGAAAAATTATCCGGGCAGGCTGCTGACAAGATGCAGGCTGGTGTGATTCTGCTGGACTTTATGCGTCGGGAATTAAACCTGTCTAACTCATCTGTGCTTGGGGCTTGTCAGAAACTCCAGGAGGCTGTTGGCTTACCGAATCTGGCTCCGCGCTATGCAATTGATGCTCCTGCCGATGCACCCGATGGCTCAAGTCGCCCTACGCTGTCACTGAGTGCACTGCTGAAGCAGTATGGTATCCGCCTGACGGCTAATCAGGCATATCACCAGATGGTGAAGCTGGGGATCGTCGAGCAGCGCGAACGATACAGCCGTACCGCGATTAACAACATCAAAAAATTCTGGTCGCTGACAGCGAAAGGCTGCATGTTCGGCAAGAACATCACCAGTCCCGCAAATCCGCGCGAGACGCAGCCGCATTTCTTCGAATCCCGATTCCCTGAGCTGTTAAAGCTGCTCGATACCGTTCATTGAGGTGACCGTGAGAGCATTACTGACCCCTGAAATTGCCCCGCGTATGGGGATCGTATTGTTCAGACCCGGTTCAGAGCTGATGCCCCTGTTTATGCAGGGGCGTGTCCTGCTGGAGCCTGAGCCAGAACGTTATTCATCTTTTGCCAGTGGTGCCGTTCCGGCGGCATCACAACCGCTGGCGGATGATCCTGCTGTTCGGGCCGTGTTCCGCAATGAGGCAGTGATCCGTCGTGCTGGTGGCGTGGAATGTCTTGAAAGCTGGTTACTTCGTGAAAAAGGCTGCTAGTGGCCTCATTCCGACTGGCACAGCGAGAACATGACAACAATGCGACACGCTCCGGGCGCAATCCGTCTGTGCTGGCACTGCGATAACCAGCTGCGCGATCAGTTCACGGAACGGCTGGAATCAATGGCAACGGATAACTGTGCCCGCTGGGTGTTGTCTGTTGTGCGTCGGGATCTCGGTTTTGATGACAGTCACGTTGTGACAATGCCGGAACTGTGCTGGTGGCTGGTTCGTAATGATCTGGCGGATGCCTTACCGGAAAGCGCAGCCCGTAAGGCACTGAGATTACCGAATCCTGTTGTGCCGTCTGTCACCCGGGAAAGTGACCTTGTGCCTTCGGTTCCTGCCACCAGCATCATCCAGGATAAGGCGAAAAAGGTGCTGGCGCTGAAAGTGGATCCGGAGTCGCCGGAGTCTTTTATGTTACGCCCAAAACGTCGCCGCTGGGTTAATGAAAAGTACACGCGCTGGGTTAAGACACAGCCGTGCGCATGTTGTGGAAAGCCTGCTGATGATCCTCACCACCTGATAGGCCACGGTCAGGGGGGAATGGGTACAAAAGCGCATGACCTCTTTGTGTTGCCTTTGTGCAGAAAGCATCACGACGAGCTGCATGCGGATACCGTGGCATTTGAAGAGAAGTATGGCTCCCTGCTGGAGCTGATATTTCGTTTTATCGATCGTGCGCTGGCAATAGGCGTACTGGCGTAAGTGGAGAACGAGCATGAACCTTGAAGCCTTACCAAAATATTACTCCCCAAAATCTCCAAAACTGAGCGATGACGCACCGGCGACAGGCTCGGGTGGTTTAACGATTACGGATGTGATGGCTGCGCAGGGGATGGTGCAGTCGAAAGCACCGCTTGGATTTGCCTTATTCCTGGCAAAAGTTGGTGTTCAGGATCCTCAGTTTGCGATTGAAGGTCTGCTCAATTACGCGATGGCACTGGATAATCCGACATTGAATAAATTGAGTGAAGAAACCCGGTTACAGCTCATCCCTTACCTTGTGAATTTTGCCTTTGCTGATTATTCCAGGTCTGCGGCAAGTAAGGCTCGCTGTGAGCATTGTGCTGGTACTGGATTTCATAATGTATTGCGCGAAGTGGTGAAACACTCCAGAAGCGGTGAATCTGTTATCAAGGAGGAGTGGGTGAAGGAACTATGTCAGCATTGTCATGGTAAGGGAGAAGTCAGCACAGCGTGCAGAGGGTGTAAGGGTAAAGGTATTGTCCTGGATGAAAAAAGGACCCGGCTTCATGGCACGCCTGTTTATAAGATTTGTGGGCGTTGCAATGGAAACCGGTTTAGCCGTTTACCAACCACACTGGCGCGGCATCATGTCCAGAAGCTGGTACCGGACCTGACGGATTATCAGTGGTACAAAGGATATGCAGATGTCATTGATAAACTGGTTACAAAGTGCTGGCAGGAAGAAGCATATGCAGAGACACAATTGAGAAAAGTGACAAGACAAATGATTTTCGCCGAAGATGGCGACATGATGCTTGCATTTTTCAAAAAATATGGTTAGGATTCTCCTAACTATGGGCTTTGTATGTCTGCCGTTAACGAAATCATAACAAACCTCGCTTCGGCGGGGTTTTTGCTTTTCTGGAGGTCAATAATGCAGGGCGAAAAGCAGCAGCCATATTTTTTTAACCCTGGTATGACTGTTGAACAGCTTGAAGACTGGCTGGAGCAGCAAAAGCTTCATCTAAGCCGCTATAACCGTCTGGTAAAAGAAAAAGCAGAGCTTGAAGAACGGCTCAGTGATATTTCTGTGGAAATTGAACGAGTGTCTGCTGGTGGTTTTAACGGAAAGTTGAGTTTCCCCTGGGAGTCAAGTTCGCTTCTGAGAAATCATCAACAGGGTAGTGTTTGACTGAAATAATAAATAGACTGTCATTAAGATCCCTTCCCCTCATATCTGAGAGGACCAACAGCAATTAAGAGGGGGCTAAATGTCCGATCCGATTTCCGGTACTGGGCTGGCTGGTGGTGCCCTGACGGGTGCCAGTGTTTATGGACTGCTGACCGGAACTGATTACGGCGTTGTATTTGACGCATTTGCAGGGGCTGTATTCTACATAGCAACAGCAGCAGATCTGAGTGCATCGCGCCGACTGGCATATTTTATCGTGTCATATATTGCCGGGATCCTTTGCTCTGGGTTGGTTGGCTCCAAGCTGGCGCACTTGACCGGATACAGTGATAAACCGCTGGATGCTATTGGTGCCGTAATCGTCTCTGCTTTAGCCGTTAAAATCCTGACGTTCCTGAATAATCAGGATATCGGCTCGCTGGTGGCGCTCATAACGCGCCGGGGAGGTTCAGGTGGAGCTAAATGACCCGACAGCAACTATAAATGCGCTGTTATGTGCTTGTGTTGTTATTACTCTGATGTTTTATCGTCGTGGTGATTCGCGGCATCGTCCTTGGGTTTCACGTTTAGCCTGGCTGATTACTGTTACATACAGTGCTGTTCCGTTGGCCTATCTCTGTGGGATTTATCCCCATTCCTCATGGCCCATTATCGTGGCGAACACTATTTTTCTTTCCGTGCTGGTGGCCGTCAGAGGCAACGTTGCACGTCTGGTTGATCATCTGAGGCACTAATGAACCAACAATTATTTCAAAAGGCGGCTGGTATTAGCGCCGGGCTGGCTGCGCGCTGGTTTCCGCACATTGATGCTGCAATGAAAGAGTTTGGAATCACAGCAGTTAACGATCAGGCCATGTTCATTGCACAAGTTGGGCATGAATCTGCTGGTTTTACCTCGCTGGTGGAAAGCTTCAACTACTCGGTAGACGGGCTGAAGAAAACCTTTAGTAAACGCCTGACGCCTTATCAGTGTGAAATGCTGGGGCGTGTCGATGGTAAGCAGGTAGCCCACCAGCCGCAAATAGCCAATCTGGTTTATGGTGACCGCATGGGGAATAACAGCCAGGGTGACGGCTGGAAATATCGCGGTCGTGGCCTGCTTCAAATCACCGGCCGCGAGAACTACGCCAAATGCGGTGCGGCGCTGAAGTTGGATCTGATCAGCACACCAGAGTTGCTGACACAGGAGAAACATGCAGCCCGTTCTGCTGCATGGTATTTCACATTACGTGGTTGTCTGATGTATTCAGGTGATGTTGTCCGTGTAACGCAGATCATCAACGGTGGCCAGAATGGACTGGCTGACAGAAATAGTCGTTATAACAAAGCGCGGGCGGCGTTGCTGGTATGACAGCGGTCTTTGCTTTTGTTCAGGCGCGGTGGAAAACAATCATTGTTTTGCTGATGTTGGCTGGTGCATTTTTTGCCGGGAACATCTGGAGTGAGCGGGGCTGGCAAAAGAAGTGGGCTGACCACAATAGCATGGAATCTTCACAGGAAGCGAACGCGCAGACTGCCGCACGCTGGATTGAACAAGGGCGCATAATTGCCCGTGATGAGGCTGTAAAAGATGCACAAGCACAAGCCGCTAAATCTGCTGCCACTGCTGCTGGCCTGTCTGCCACTGTTAGCCAGTTGCGTACCGAAGCAACAAAGCTTGCCGCACGCCTGGACGCCGCAAAGCACACCGCTGATCTTGCCGCTGCCGTCCGAAGCAAAACAACCGACGCCGACGCCGGAATGTTCGCCGACATGCTCGGAGATATTGCAGCAGAAGCTAAACGTTATGCTGGAATCGCTGACGAACGCTACACCGCCGGGATGACGTGTGAACGTATTTACGACTCGTTGAGAGAGTCAAATAACGCTATCCCCCACAATTGATTTTTTATCATATTCGAACGACTATGAAGGGTGTAAACAATTATAATCCAGTGATGAATTTTTCAAATGTCAAAGCAAGGATATGCAGTGAGTGGTCATAGTGATGGTTTAGCAGATATTTTGAGCATTGTAATTGTATTAGCAGTGGAACATTGGATTATCGCATCTCTCATAGTTGGTTTGATTATGTATCTAGTGGGGGCGAGCATAAACGAAAATGCTCAGACAAATGCCGGTGCCATTGCATCGGGAATCATAGGGGTATGTGGTCAATTTATTTTTGGTTTTGGCGTTCTGGCTAGCATTATTGGGATTGTTAAATTCATTTGGACCCACACCTGACAGCATCACTTTAGTCAATCATAGCCTCGCAATAGCGGGGCTTTTTAACAACTGAGGTATGAGCATGACAGTAGTTCTTACAGCTAAGCAGATTGAAGACCTAGCAGCATTCGCGAAAGAAGATGGTCAGCCCCAATACACCATCACCACTGGTACAATCCCGGAATTCGAAGCGGATGATGGCGAGATTATCCCTGAATACACAGGGCTGATCGCTTACTCAGAGTCACTTGAGCACGGTGTATTGCAACTCGACGATTAGTGGCATTCAGCAGGCATTCATTAAGTGTCTGCGATAATGCTATACGTTTTTTGGGGAGTGAATATGCCACCGCGCACACCAAAGGCTTGCCGTGTTCGCGGCTGTCGCAACACCACAACAGACCCATCTGGCTACTGTGAAAATCACAAAGGTGAAGGCTGGAAGTCCTACAAGCCTGGTCAATCACGGCAGCAGCGAGGATACGGAACAAAGTGGGAAGTCATCCGGGAGCGGATACTTAAGCGCGACAAAGGGCTGTGTCAGAACCATCTACGGCAGGCGATAGTGAAGCAGGCGTCCTGCGTGGACCACATCAAGGCGAAGGCCCACGGCGGTACTGATGAAGACAGCAACCTTGAAAGCCTGTGCTGGTCGTGTCACGCAGCGAAGACCGCGCGTGAGCGGCTCAAGTGATAATTAATGTCATCATCAGACTGGGGAGGGGGAGGTCAAATCTCTGCGACCGCGCGCCTTCCGGACTGCCCGCCCCATCGTTTTTTTATACCCGCGAAAAATGAAATTTAACCAGGAGTGCCGCATATGGCTGGAACGGCGGGGCGTTCCGGGCGTCGCCCCAAGCCAACGGCGCGCAAGGCGCTGGCCGGAAACCCCGGCAAGCGAGCCCTGAATAAAGATGAACCTGTTTTTACGCCCATCAAAGGTGTTGAGCCACCGGAGTGGTTCGCTGAAGAAGATCTCCCTCTCGCTACGATCATGTGGCAACTGACAACTAAAGAACTCTGCGGTCAGGGCCTGCTGTGCGTGACTGACCTCGCGGTGCTTGAGCGGTGGTGCGTGGCCTACGAGTTCTGGCGACGTGCCGTGAAAAATATTGCCAGACAGGGCAACACCATCACCGGTGCAATGGGCGGTATGGTCAAAAATCCGGAGCTGACCGCCAAAAAAGAACAGGAGTCCGAGATGAGCAGTACGGGGGCAATGCTCGGACTCGACCCCAGCAGCCGCCAGCGTCTGATTGGCCTGGCGGGGCAGAAGAAAGCCACTAACCCGTTTCTGAAAATCATCGAATCATGAGCCGGAAATCTTACCCCAACGTAAATGCTGCCAATCAGTATGCCCGTGATGTCGTGCGCGGAAAGATTGTGGCCTGCCAGTTTGTGATTCAGGCCTGCCAGCGCCATCTTGATGACCTGATGGCGGAAAAAAGTAAGTCGTTTCGTTACCGCTTCGACAAGGACCTGGCTGAACGGGCCGCGAAATTTATTCAGCTGTTGCCACACACCAAGGGTGAGTGGGCATTCAAACGGATGCCCATCACGCTGGAGCCGTGGCAGCTCTTTGTGATCTGCTGCGCGTTTGGCTGGGTCAATAAAGGCTCCCGGCTGCGCCGCTTCCGTGAGGTGTATACCGAAATCCCCCGTAAGAACGGCAAATCGGCAATCTCTGCCGGTGTCGCCCTGTATTGTTTTGCCTGTGATAACGAGTTCGGCGCGGAAGTGTATTCCGGTGCCACGACGGAGAAGCAGGCATGGGAAGTCTTTCGTCCGGCACGACTGATGTGTAAACGCCCCCCCATGCTGACGGAAGCGTTCGGGATTGAGGTTAACGCCTCAAACATGAATCGTCCGGAGGATGGCGCGCGGTTTGAACCGCTGATCGGTAACCCCGGTGATGGTTCATCACCCCACTGTGCGGTGGTGGATGAATATCACGAGCACGCCACCGATGCGCTTTACACCACGATGCTTACCGGGATGGGGGCGCGACGTCAGCCACTGATGTGGGCTATCACCACCGCCGGGTACAACATTGAGGGGCCGTGCTACGACAAGCGGCGGGAAGTCATCGAGATGCTCAACGGCTCGGTGCCTAACGATGAACTGTTCGGGATCATCTATACCGTTGATGAAGGTGACGACTGGACCGACCCGCAGGTGCTGGAAAAAGCCAATCCAAATATTGGCGTGTCGGTTTATCGCGAATTTTTGTTAAGTCAGCAGCAGCGTGCGAAAAATAACGCCCGTCTGGCAAACGTCTTTAAAACAAAACACCTCAATATCTAGGTGTCGGCGCGTTCGGCGTATTTCAACCTGGTGAGCTGGCAGAGCTGCGAGGATAAATCACTGACCCTTGAGCAGTTCGAGGGGCAGCCGTGCATTCTGGCCTTTGACCTGGAGCGTAAGCTGGATATGAACAGCATGGCGCGACTTTATACCCGCGAGATTGACGGTAAAACGCATTACTACAGTGTGGCCCCGCGTTTCTGGGTACCGTATGACGCGGTGTATAGCGTCGAGAAAAATGAAGATCGCCGGACAGCCGAACGCTTTCAGAAATGGGTGGAAATGGGCGTCCTGACCGTTACCGATGGTGCAGAGGTGGATTATCGCTACATCCTCGAAGAGGCCAAAGCGGCGAACAAAATCAGCCCGGTCAGCGAGTCACCCATCGACCCCTTCGGGGCGACCGGGCTGTCACATGACCTTGCTGATGAAGACCTGAACACCGTCACCATCATTCAGAACTACACCAACATGTCCGACCCGATGAAAGAGCTGGAAGCGGCAATTGAATCGGGGCGCTTTCATCATGATGGCAATCCCATCATGACCTGGTGTATCGGCAACGTGGTCGGAAAAACCATTCCGGGTAACGATGATGTGGTGAAGCCCGTCAAAGAGCAGGCGGAAAACAAAATCGATGGTGCAGTTGCGCTGATTATGGCGGTTGGCAGAGCCATGCTGTACGAGAAAGAAGACACGCTGTCTGACCACATTGAGTCCTACGGGATCCGCTCGCTTTAACTGAGGTAATTATGATCATGCTGATTCTCGCGCCTCTGGTAGGCGTGCTGGGGGCGCTTTTGCTGGCGTATGGTGCCTGGCTGATTTATCCCCCGGTGGGTTTTGTTGTTGCCGGGGCGTTGTGCCTGTTCTGGTCGTGGCTGGTGGCGCGATATCTCGACCGTACAAGCAGTCTGTCGGCGGAGGTAAATAGTGTTCTTTTCGGGATTATTTCAACGAAAAAGTGACGCACCGGTGACCACGCCAGCAGAGCTGGCGGATGCTATCGGGTTGTCCTACGACACCTATACCGGAAAGCAGATCAGCAGTCAGCGGGCCATGCGACTGACGGCGGTTTTTTCCTGTGTTAGGGTGCTGGCGGAGTCGGTCGGGATGTTGCCCTGCAACCTGTATCACCTGAATGGCGGTCTGAAGCAGAGAGCCACTGGCGAACGTCTGCATAAGCTGATCTCCTCGCATCCTAATGGCTATATGACGCCGCAGGAGTTCTGGGAGCTGGTGGTCACCTGTCTGTGCCTGCGGGGCAACTTTTACGCCTACAAAGTGAAAGCATTTGGTGAAGTGGCTGAACTGCTGTCCGTCGATCCCGGCTGTGTGGTACCGAAGCTTAACAGTAGCTGGGAGCCGGTCTATCAGGTCACATTCCCGGACGGCTCAACGGATGTGCTGACCCAGGAGGATATCTGGCATGTGCGCACGCTGACGCTGGACGGTCTGGTGGGACTGAATCCCGTCGCCTATGCCCGCGAGGCAATATCGCTGGCAGCAGCGACTGAAGAACACGGTGCCAGACTGTTCAGCAATGGCGCGGTGACGTCCGGTGTGTTGCGTACAGAACAGACGCTGTCGGATCAGGCTTATGAGCGCCTGAAGAAAGATTTTGAGGAGCGTCACACCGGGCTTGGCAATGCTCACCGCCCGATGATCCTTGAGATGGGGCTGGACTGGAAGTCGATGGCATTGAACGCCGAGGACAGCCAGTTCCTGGAAACCCGCAAGTTTCAGCTTGAAGAAATCTGTCGTCTGTTCCGGGTGCCATTGCATATGGTGCAGAACACCGATCGCGCCACCTTCAACAATATCGAAGAGCTGGGGCTGGGATTTATCAACTATTCACTGGTGCCGTATCTGACCCGCATTGAGCAGCGGATCAACACCGGACTGGTACGAAAAAGTAAGCTGGGCATTTATTACGCCAAATTTAACGCCGGGGCGTTACTGCGCGGGGATATGAAGTCCCGTTTTGAAGCCTACGCCACCGGGATCAACTGGGGAATTTACTCTCCCAATGACTGCCGCGACCTGGAAGATATGAATCCGCGTCCCGGTGGTGATGTCTATCTCACACCGATGAACATGACCACGAAACCCTCCGATGGCAGTAAAGCCGGTAAGCAGAAGGATAACGCCAATACAGACGAAACAACGTCTTGATGTACCGCTGAGTCTGAAATCTGTCAGTGACTCCGGTAAGTTTGAAGGGTATGGCTCCGTCTTTGGTGTAAAGGACAGCCACGATGATGTGGTGATGTCCGGGGCATTTGCTGCTTCCCTGCGGGCGTGGAGTGACAGAAAAGCGTTACCTGCGCTGCTCTGGCAGCACCGCATGGATGAACCCATCGGTGTTTATACCGAAATGAAGGAAGACGATGTCGGGCTTTACGTCAGGGGACGGTTGCTCATTGATGATGATCCCCTCGCAAAACGCGCACATGCACACATGAAGGCCGGTTCGTTAACCGGCCTTTCTATTGGGTACGTCCTGAAAGACTGGGAATACGACCGGAGTAAAGAAGCCTTTCTGCTGAAAGAAATCGACCTCTGGGAAGTCAGTCTGGTGACGTTCCCGTCTAACGACGAGGCGCGGATCAGCGACGTCAAGAACGCGCTGGCCCGCGGTGAAATCCCCGAACAGAAAAAAATCGAAAGAGTCCTGCGTGATGTCGGACTCTCCCGTACCCAGGCCAAAGCATTCATGGCCGGGGGCTATGGCGCACTGTCCCTGCGCGACGCTGAGGATGTGGGCTCTGTACTGAATGCACTGAAAAATCTGAACTTCTAATCAGGAGAAATACGATGGCGGTTGATATTAAAGATGTGGAACAGGTCGCGCAGGAGCTGCAGCAGAAGTTTGACGACTTCAAAGCAAAGAACGACAAGCGCGTGGATGCGATTGAGCAGGAAAAAGGCAAACTTGCCGGGCAGGTGGAAACCCTGAACGGGAAACTCAGCGAGCTGGAAAACCTCAAAAGCGATCTTGAAAAAGAGCTGCTTGAGCTGAAACGTCCGGCAGGTGGTGCGCAAAATAAACTGGCCACCGAGCATAAAGAAGCGTTTGTGGGCTTCCTGCGTAAAGGCCGTGAAGATGGTCTGCGCGATCTGGAGCGCAAGGCATTACAGGTGGGCACCGATGAAGACGGCGGCTATGCCGTGCCGGAAGCACTGGATCGCAACATTCTCACCCTGCTGAAAGATGAAGTGGTGATGCGCCAGGAAGCCACGGTGATCACCGTTGGCGGTTCCGACTACAAAAAACTGGTGAATCTGGGCGGCACGGCTTCCGGATGGGTTGGCGAGACTGACGCGCGCTCCCAGACTGCCACCTCAAAACTGGGACTGATTGAACCTTTCATGGGGGAAATCTACGGTAACCCGCAGGCCACTCAGAAAATGCTGGATGATATCTTCTTCAACCTGGAGGCCTGGATCAACAGCGAGCTGGCGACCGAATTTGCCGAACAGGAAGAAATTGCCTTTACCACCGGTGATGGCACCAAGAAGCCAAAAGGGTTCCTGGCGTATGAATCCACCGATGAAACCGATAAGGTTCGTGCGTTCGGTAAACTTCAGCATATTGTATCCGGTGAAGCGACGACGGTGACCGCAGACGCCATTATCAAACTGATTTACACGCTGCGTAAGGCACACCGCACTGGCGCGAAGTTCATGATGAACAACAACAGCCTGTTTGCCATCCGTCTGCTGAAAGACACCGAGGGTAACTATCTGTGGCGTCCGGGGCTGGAGCTGGGGCAACCGTCCTCTCTGGCGGGTTACGGTATCGCTGAAAACGAACAGATGCCGGATATCGCCGCTGATGCGAAAGCTATTGCATTTGGTAACTTCAAGCGGGGTTACACCATCGTTGACCGTATCGGTACCCGCATTCTGCGTGATCCGTACACCAATAAACCGTTTGTCGGTTTTTATACCACCAAGCGCACCGGCGGCATGCTGGTCGATTCGCAGGCCATCAAACTGCTGAAGATTGCAGCGGCGTAATCACTCAGGGGCGCGGAACCGCGCCCCCTGTTCTGACAGGTGAAAGAATCATGATCCTGAAACAAGATCTGAAATGGTCACCGGACGGTATGCGTGTTGAGGTCATTCAGGCCGGTGAGTATGACGACGGGGCGCTTCCTGCCCGGGTGCAGGAGATTGCACTTCAGGCCGGGTTAGCAGAGCGCGGAATCAGTGCAAAAAGCAGTAAAGCGGCAAAAGAGAAAAAAGCCACGACCAGTAAAGAGGGCTGAGTATGCTTCTGACAATGGAAGAGATTAAAGCCCAACTCCGGCTGGATGAGGATTTCGATACTGATGACCACCATCTGCAACTGCTGGCATGTGCGGCACAAAAGCGGACGGAAACGTATCTGAACCGGAAGCTCTATGCACCGGATGAAACCATTCCGGACAGCGATCCGGACGGGCTGCACCTGCCGGATGATATTCGTCTAGGGATGCTGATGCTTATCAGCCATTTTTACGAAAACCGCTCGTCGGTTACGGAAGTGGAGAAACTCGACATGCCGCAGAGTTTTGGCTGGCTTGTCGGCCCGTACAGGTACTTTCCGCAATGAAAATTCGTCAGGCGCAGACCAGCGCAACCTACATTCTGCCGGACCCCGGTGAACTGAATAAACGCGTCCTGATCCGCCTGCGGGTGGATATGCCCGCGGATAACTTTGGCGTGGAGCCTCAATACCCGGTTACGTTCCGGACATGGGCGAAGGTTATCCAGACCAGTGCCACCACCTGGCAGGAAACCGCGCAGACCGGGGACGCCATCACCCATTACATCACCATTCGTTACCGCCGGGGGATCACCGCTGATTATGAGGTGGTCTGCGGTGACAGTGTGTACCGGGTGAAACGTCAGCGCGATCTGAACGGGGCGCGGCGCTTTCTGCTGCTGGAGTGTACGGAGCTGGGCGAATGTAGGCAGAGTCACGGAGGCAACAATGACGACTTCCTTTTTGCACGTTGATTTTCAGCAGCCCGCGGAGATGCGCTTTAACCGCGCCCGTGTCCGGCGGGCGTTTGTCACGATTGGTCAGCGTCATATGCGTGATGCCCGTCGGCTGGTGATGCGCCGTGCGCGGTCGGCACCGGGTGAAAACCCCGGTTATCAGACCGGACGCCTGGCTCGTTTGATTGGTTACATGGTACCCAGAGCCAGTAAACATCGCCCTGGTTTTATGGCACGTATAGCCCCTAACCAGCGTAATGGAGAGGGAAACCGCCGTATCACCGGTGATTTTTATCCGGCTTTTTTGTTCTATGGCGTGAGGCGAGGGGCAAAGCGTCGTCGCAGCCATCATCGTGGTGCATCCGGTGGCAGCGGCTGGCGACTGGCTCCACGTAATAACTTCATGGTGGAAACGCTTGAAAAGAACCGCAGCTGGACACGCTATTTTCTGGCGCGGGAATTGCGTAAATCACTGAAGCCGGAGCGACGACACAGATGAAACTGACGCCTGTTATTGCTGCACTGCGTGCCCGCTGTCCGTATTTTGAAAACCGGGTTGCAGGCGCGGCCCAGTTCAAAAATCTGCCGGAGGTCGGAAAGCTGAAACTCCCGGCGGCATATGTTGTACCGGGTGATGATTCTCCGGGAGAAAACAAAAGCCAGACCGACTACTGGCAGGAGCTGAAAGAGGGTTTCTCCGTGGTTGTCATACTGAGTAACGGGCGTGATGAGCGCGGTCAGTTTGCCTCGTATGATGTGGTGGACGATGTCCGGCAGATGCTCTTTAAGGCTCTGCTGGGCTGGAACCCGGAGGCGTGCGGTAACCCGATTACCTATGACGGCGGCACGCTGCTGGATCTGAATCGTCATGAGCTGATTTATCAGTTCGATTTTTCGGTCATCAGCGAGCTGACTGAAGACGATACCCGCCAGCAGGATGATCTGAACAGTCTGGATGAACTGCAAACGCTGGCGATTGATGTTGATTATCTCGAGCCCGGTAACGGGCCTGACGGCGATATCGAACATCACACCGAAATAACCCTTCCTTCCTGAGGATCCTCATGTTTGTCAAACCTGTTAAAGGGCGGTCAGTTCCTGACCCTGCCCGCGGCGACCTTTTGCCCGCCGAAGGGCGAAATGTTGACGAGAACAACTACTGGCTGCGCCGTGAAGCAGCGGGTGATATCCGGCGCGTGAATAAAAAGGTGAATACCGATGACGATAAGCTTTAACACCATTCCGTCGAATACGCTGGTTCCGTTGTTTTATGCGGAAATGGATAACTCGGCGGCGAATACTGCACAGGACAGCGGAGCATCGCTGCTGATTGGTCATGCCAATAACGGTGCAGAGATTGTTGCCAACAGTCTGGTACTAATGCCGTCGGCAGACTATGCACGCCAGATTTGTGGTGCGGGAAGTCAGCTGGCGCGTATGGTCGAGGCTTATCGCCAGACCGACCCGTTTGGTGAGCTGTATGTGATTGCCGTTCCGGAAGCCACAGGCGCGGCGGCAACGGTTACGCTGACGGTGACCGGGGCGGCAACCGAAACCGGCACGGTGAATGTTTATGTGGGACGTACCCGCGTGCAGGCACCGGTGACCAACGGCGATAACGTCACGACGATTGCCAGCAGTATCCAGGATGCCATCAATGCCGTTCCGGCCCTGCCGTTTACGGCCTCATCTTCGGCAGGCGTGGTCACACTGACCGCGCGTCATAAGGGGCTTTGCGGGAATGAAATTCCTGTCAGCCTCAATTACTACGGCTTTGGTGGGGGCGAAGTGCTGCCAGCGGGCGTACAGATTGCCGTGGCGACGGGGACCGCCGGAACGGGCGCTCCGGTTCTCACCGGTGCGGTGGCTGCAATGGCGGATGAGCCGTTTGATTATATCGGTCTGCCGTTCAACGACACGGCCTCCGTTAACACGCTGGTGACCGAGATGAACGATACCAGCGGTCGCTGGAGCTATGCGCGTCAGCTGTATGGTCATGTGTATACGGCAAAGATCGGCACGCTGTCAGAACTGGTGACCGCAGGTGACCAGTTTAACCAGCAGCACATCACCCTGGCGGGGTACGAAAAAGAGACCCAGACGCCTGCCGACGAGCTGGCGGCAAGCCGTACCGCCCGCGCAGCGGTGTTTATCCGCAACGATCCGGCATGTCCCACGCAGACCGGTGAGCTGGTGGGTATGCTGCCTGCGCCGAAGGGGAAACGGTTCACGATGACCGAACAGCAGACCCTGCTGTTTCATGGCGTGGCAACGGCGTATGTCGAAAGCGGGGTGCTGCGCATTCAGCGTGATGTCACCACGTACAGGAAAAATGCTTACGGGGTTGCGGATAACAGCTACCTCGACAGCGAGACGCTGCATACCAGTGCGTATGTTCTGCGCAAACTGAAATCCGTCATTACCAGTAAGTACGGGCGTCACAAGCTTGCCAGCGACGGTACCCGCTTTGGTCCCGGTCAGGCGATTGTCACCCCGGCGGTGATCAAAGGGGAACTGCTGGCAACCTACCGTCAGCTTGAGCGTGCGGGGATCGTGGAAAACTACGAACTGTTTAAGCAGTACCTGGTTGTGGAGCGTGATGCCAGCGATCCGAACCGCCTGAACACGCTGTTCCCGCCTGACTATGTTAACCAGTTGCGTGTCTTTGCCGTGGTTAACCAGTTCCGTCTTCAGTATTCAGAGGAGTCTGCATAATGGCCCGTATCGGGGGAACCTGTTATTTCAAAATGGACGGTCAGCAGCTATCGCTGACCGGCGGCATTGAGGTGCCCATGAACAGGACGGTCAATGATGACATCATCGGCCTGGACGGTTCAGTGGACCGCAAGGAAACTCACCGTGCGCCTTATGTCAAAGGGACCTTCAAGGTGCCGAAGAATTTTCCGGTGAGCAAAATCACCTCGTCTGATGAGATGACCATCACTGCCGAGCTGGCGAACGGTCAGGTCTATGTACTGTCGTCTGCCTGGCTGCACGGCGAAGCGAACCATAATGCCGAAGAAGGCACGGTCGATCTTGAGTTCCACGGTGAAGAAGGGGATTACCAGTAATGAAAGAGCTTGAGTTAAAGAAACCGATTACCGCTCATGGCGAGACACTCTCCGTACTGGAGTTTGATGAGCCCACCGGGAAGGATGTCCGCGAGCTGGGGTATCCCTACCAGATGAATCAGGATGAGTCCGTCAGACTTCTGGCGCATGTGGTGTCGAAATATATTGTGCGGCTGGCGAAAGTGCCGCAAAGCTCTGTCGACCAGATGTCTCCGGCAGACCTGAATGCAGCGGCGTGGCTTGTGGCTGGTTTTTTCCTCCAGGCCTGACGGCTGAATACCTTACTGATCGCTTCTTTGATTGCGCCAGCTACTGGCGCATTAATCCTTTCGAATTGCTGAATATGCCGATCAGTGAAATTCCCTTACTGGTCAGTCAGGCAAACAGGATAGAGCAGGAGAAACGCACACATGGCTGAATTTGAGCTTAAGGCGTTGATCACCGGTGTCGACAGGCTTTCTCCCGCGCTGTCGAAAATGCAAAAGAAAATCCGGGGATTTAAACGCCAGGCGGAAGAAGCGTCACAGGGTGGGCTGGCGCTTGGTGGCGGACTGGCAGCGGGTCTGACGCTTTCCCTGAAATCTTATGCCGATCAGGAAAACGCCGCCACCGGGCTGAAAGTCGCCATGATGGATGCGAACGGCGAGGTTGGAAAGAGCTTTCAGGACATCAATAAACTGGCTATTGGCCTGGGTAACCAGCTACCCGGTACAACGGCTGATTTCCAGAACATGATGCAGATGCTGGTGCGTCAGGGGATCCCGGCAGAAAACATTCTTGGCGGTGTGGGTAAAGCGACAGCTTATCTTGCGGTACAACTGAAAAAAACACCGGAAGCGGCTGCTGAGTTTGCTGCAAAGATGCAGGATGCTACCGGAACGGCCTCAGAAGACATGATGGGGCTGTTCGACACAATTCAGAAGGCGTTTTATCTGGGCGTTGACGACACCAACATGCTGTCATTCTTCACTAAAACCAGCTCTGTTCTGAAGATGGTGAATAAGGACGGTCTTCAGGCTGCACAGAGTCTTGCCCCCATCAGTGTCATGATGGATCAGATGGGGATGAACGGGGAGTCGGCAGGTAATGCCCTGCGAAAAGTTATCCAGTCCGGATTAAGCGTTAAGAAAATCAGGGACGTCAATAAAATCATGGCCCGCCAGAAACTCGGGGTACAGCTCGATTTTACTGATGGCAAAGGGAGTTTTGGCGGTCTTGATAACATGTTCAGGCAACTGGCAAAGCTGCGAAAACTGACCGACGTTAAGCGAACCGGTGTACTTAAGGCAATATTTGGTGATGATGCCGAAACCCTTCAGGTGGTCAATGCGCTGATCGATAAAGGAAAGGATGGCTACGATCAGATCCAGCAGAAGATGAATAAACAGGCCAGCCTGAATAAACGTGTTCAGGCTCAGCTTGGTACGCTGTCCAACCTGTGGGAGGCAATGACGGGGACCGCAACTAACGGCCTTGCGGCTATTGGCGGCGCATTTTCTGGTGACGCTAAGAACATCACGCAGTGGCTGGGGGAGTTGGGGGAGAAATTCACGAAGTTTGCGGATGAAAATCCCCGGGTTATTCGCGGCGTCGTCGGGCTTGCTGCCGGTCTTGCGATTCTGAAACTGGGATTGATGGGCGTGGGCAGTGCCATCAGCATTGTCAGCAGGATCATGTCGATGACGCCGATTGGCATGATTGCGACGGCGATAGCCATGGCTGCGGGATTAATTATCACTAACTGGGATGTTGTCGGACCTTATTTCAAGAAGCTCTGGGAAACCATTGGTCCTTATTTTGAGGCTGGCTGGGAACTCCTTAAGAAAGTTTTTGCCTGGTCGCCGCTGGGGATGGTGATCAATCACTGGGGGCCGGTTGTTAAGTGGTTTCAGGATATGTGGGACAAGCTGAAGCCAATTATTGAGTGGTTTACCGACAGTTCCGGAGACACGGTCGATGCCATTAACTCTGCGCAGTGGGGCGCGGGTGCTTATGATGCTTATGGGACGGGAATACCGGCACGGGGATACACACCTTATCCGGTGGTGGATCTGGCTCAGTCAAACAACGCCTCCGGTGCCACAGGCCCGAATCCCTTCATGATTAATAAAGCTACTGCGCCAAAAGTTGATGGTGAGATCAAGGTCTCTTTTGTGAATTCGCCTCCGGGTATGCGGGTTATGGAAACGCGATCCAGCGGTTTTGATGTCAGCCATGATGTTGGCTATACGCGCTTTGGCAGGTAATGAAAAATTAATCTGTTAATGAGTCCCACACCGGTGGGATTTTTTATGTACGGAGTTTATATGACGTGGAAAGACAGACTTCAGGACGCGTCATTTCGCGGTGTGCCGTTTAAGGTTGAAGAAGAAAGTGCGGGAACCGGTCGTCGTGTGGAAACGCACGAATACCCGAACCGCGACAAACCCTATACCGAAGACCTGGGGAAAATCACTTTCCGCCCGTCCATCACGGCTTATGTGGTGGGCGATGACTGCTTTGACCAGCGCGATCGCCTGATTGACGCGCTGAATAAACCCGGTCCCGGCACGCTTGTCCATCCGACATACGGCGAGCTGAAAGTCTGTGTTGACGGAGAAGTTCGGGTCAGCACATCGAAGAGTGAAGGGCGTATTGTCCGCTTTGACCTGAAGTTTGTCGAAGCGGGAGAACTCTCTTACCCCACATCAGGTGCGGCGACGGCGCAGACGCTGATGTCATCCTGTTCTGCACTGGATGACTGCATCAGTGACAGCTTCAGCGGTTTCAGTATCGATGGTGTGGCGGATTTCGTGCAGAACGACGTTATCGGTAATGCCAGCATAATGCTGGGGTATGTTTCTGATGCGATGAAAGTGGTGGATTCTGCCGTATCGGATGCCGCCAGGCTGTTGCAGGGGGATATCTCGGTACTTCTGCCGCCGCCATCGTCAGGCAAAAATTTCGTTGAGCAGGTGCAGAAAATGTGGCGTACCGGGAAACGCCTTTATGGTAACGCCAGCGACCTGGTCACCATGATCAAAACGCTTTCCGGTGTCAGCCTCGGCAGCGATCTGCAACCGCGCGGCGTCTGGAAAACGGACAGTAAAACCACCGCCACGGCGACGCAGCAGCGTAACGTGGTTGCCAGCACCCTTCGTACGACCGCAATCAGCGAAGCGGCGTATGCCGTTACCCGATTGCCTGCGCCAACAACTTCCGCGGTGATGCAGAATGCCGCAGTGGGGCAGGCAACAACACCCGCGCAGAGCACTTGCTGGCCTTCCGCCACGCATCCGGCACTGAACAATGCACCGGCGGTGAAAAACACGGTTGACCTGCCGACGTGGGAAGAACTGACTGACATTCGCGACACACTGAATACGGCAATTGATAAGGAGTTGTCCCGTACAACCAGCGATGCGCTGTTTCTGGCGCTGCGCCGGGTGAAAGCAGATCTGAATGCGGATATCAACACGCGCCTTGAACAGTCTGCACGGATCATTCAGCGCACACCGGATGAGGTTTTACCCGCGCTGGTGCTGGCGGCGACCTGGTTTGATAACGCGGCGCGTGACGCGGACATTATCCGGCGTAATGCCATTACGCATCCCGGCTTTGTGCCGGTGATCCCTCTGAAGGTGCCAGTGCAATGAACGACAATGTCACGCTACGGGTAAATGGCCGGGAGTGGAATGGCTGGACATCGGTGCGCATCGGTGCCGGTATTGAACGGCTGGCGCGGGATTTCAGTGTGGAGATCACCCGCCAGTGGCCGGGAGATGAGGGTATTACCACGCTTCAGCCGCGCATTAAAAACGGTTCAAAAGTGGAGGTGCTGATTGGTGATGAGCTGGTGATCACCGGCTGGGTGGAGGCGACGCCCGTTCGTTACGATGCCCGTTCGGTCAGCACCGGTATTGCCGGACGCAGTCTGACCGCTGACCTGATTGACTGTGCAGCCGAACCGACACAGTTTAACGGACGATCGCTGGTACAGATTGCGCAGGCGCTTGCTGCGCCTTTCGGCATTGAGGTGGTGAACAGCGGTGCGCCGTCGGGTGTTATTCCTGATGTTCAGCCTGATCACGGTGAAACGGTGATTGAGGTAATCAACAAAATACTCGGTCAGCAGCAGGCACTGGCTTACGACGACCCGCACGGCAGGCTGGTGATTGGCGGTATTGGCTCAACGCGGGCACATACTGCGCTGGTACTCGGGGAAAACATCCTTTCCTGCGATACGGAGAAGAGTATCCGGGAGCGATTTTCTGTTTACCAGGTGGCGGGGCAGCGTGCCGGAAATGACGATGATTTCGGTGAGGCCACCACCACCGCGCTGCGGGCCCGTACAGAGGACGCATTTATTGCCCGTTACCGTCCGATGTATATCAGGCAGACAGGGCAGGCTACGGGGGCAGGCTGTATTGCGCGTGCTGACTTTGAAGCCCGGCAACGGGCGGCGCGGACGGATGAAACCACCTATGTGGTGCAGGGCTGGCGACAGGGTAACGGTACGCTGTGGCAGCCCAACCAGCGGGTGATTGTCTTTGATCCGGTCTGTGGTTTCGACAATACCGAACTGCTTGTTTCGGAAGTCACGTTTACTCAGGACCAGAACGGCACCCTGACGGAAATCCGTGTCGGCCCGCCTGATGCTTATCTGCCTGAACCCGAAGCCCCCGGCGCGCGGAAAAAGAAAAAAGCCAGAGTACAGGAGGACCCGTTCTGATGAGGACGATTGAAGCCATGCAGCGACAACTCCTCGGCCTGATTGGGCGGGCAGTGGTGAAAAGCATCAGTGCCGCCACGAAATGTCAGACCGTGGATGTGTCCCTGATTGCCGGTGAACCCAAAGCCGGGATTGAACATCTTGAACCCTACGGTTTTACCGCAAGGGCAAACAGCGGTGCGGAAGCGGTGGTGTTGTTTCCGGATGGCGACCGTTCTCATGCGGTGGTTGTTACGGTGTCGGACCGGCGCTACCGCCTGAAAGGGCTGCAGACGGGTGAGGTGGCTGTCTATGACGATCAGGGGCAGTCTGTGACGCTGACCCGGGAGGGGATCGTGGTGGACGGTGCAGGTAAAACGATCACGTTTCGCAATGCGCCTAAGGCACGTTTTGAAATGGACCTGGAAGTGACAGGACAGGTGAAAGACCTGTGCGACTCCGGCGGCACCACCATGTCAGCGATGCGGCTTGCCTATAACGGGCATCGTCACAGAGAGAACGGTCAGGGCAGTAACACCGACAAACCTGATAAAGCGATGGGGGCATGATGGAACTGTGGCTGACGGTGAACGGTAAACGCACCTGCGCCAGCGCACCGCTGGATCCGCTGACCCGCGCCGTGGTGATTTCCCTGTTTACCTGGCGGCGGGCGGAGCCTGATGACAACGCCGACGTCCCGATGGGATGGTGGGGGGATACCTGGCCTGCGGTACAGAATGACCGTTACGGCTCCCGACTGTGGCTGCTTCAGCGCAGCAAACTGACCAATCAGCTGGTGCAGACGGTAAGGGGGTATATCCGTGAATGCCTGCAATGGATGATTGATGACGGCGTGGTGTCCCGTATTGATCTGGATATCCGCCGCACCGGGATTAATGAACTGGGTAACAGTATCACTCTCTGGCGTCGTGACGGACCGGTAATGATTTCTTTTGATGATCTGTGGAGTGCGATAACGCATGGCGGACAGTGAATTTCAGCGCCCGACGCTGGCAGAAAATATCAGTATGCTCCGTAACGATTTATTCGTCAGGCTGGACGTCAGCGACACGCTCCGGCGCATGGATGAAGACGTGCGGGCAAAGGTGTATGCGGCGGCGCTGCATACGGTCTACGGGTACATCGATTATCTGGCAATGAATATGCTGCCTGACCTGTGCGATGAGTCCTGGCTGGCGCGACATGCTGCGATGAAACGGTGTCCGCGCAAGGGGGCCACGGCTGCCAGCGGGTATATGCGCTTGGAAGGTGTCAGCGATGGCCTGAAGGTGACTGCCGGGAGCGTGATTCAGCGCGATGACCTGGTTCAGTACACGGCAACTGCCGATGCAACCAGCTCCGGTGGTGTCCTGCGTGTGCCGATCACTTGCTCAACTACAGGCGCGGTCGGTAACGCTGACGACGGTACGGCATTAATCCTGGTCACGCCGGTGAATGGTCTGCCGTCTTCCGGTGTTGCAGATACCCTGACTGGCGGATTCGATACTGAAGATCTGGAAACGTGGCGCGCCCGCGTCATTGAGCGGTATTACTGGACGCCGCAGGGCGGGGCTGACGGGGACTATGTCGTCTGGGCTAAAGAAGTGCCCGGCATTACCCGTGCATGGACATACCGTCACTGGATGGGAACGGGAACTGTTGGTGTGATGATTACCAGCAGTGACCTGATTAACCCCATTCCGGAAGAATCAACGGAAACGGCGGCAAGACAACATATCGGGCCACTGGCCCCGGTGGCAGGCTCTGATTTGTATGTGTTCAGGCCGGTGGCACATACGGTGGATTTTCATATTCGCGTGACGCCGGACACACCGGAAATACGGGCTGCCATCACCGCGGAGTTGCGTTCGTTCCTGCTGCGTGATGGTTATCCGCAGGGAGAACTGAAGGTATCGCGTATCAGTGAGGCGATTTCCGGTGCGAACGGGGAATACAGCCATCAGTTGCTTGCACCGGCAGACAATATCTCCATTGCAAAAAATGAACTGGCGGTTCTGGGGACGATTTCATGGACGTGACAAACGATGATTACATCCGTCTGTTGTCGGCACTGCTGCCGCCCGGTCCGGCGTGGTCAGCCAGCGATCCGGCGATTGCCGGTGCGGCACAGTCATTAACCTGCGTTCATCAGCGTGCGGATGCCCTGATGCGGGAGCTGGATCCGCGCACCACCACCGAACTGATAAATCGCTGGGAGCGTCTGTGCGGCCTGCCGGATGAATGTATTCCCGCAGGAACACAGACCCTTCGCCAGCGTCAGCAACGACTGGATGCGAAGGTTAACCTGGCGGGCGGCATCAATGAGGATTTTTACCTTGCACAGCTTGCTGCCCTGGGCAGACAAGACGCCACCATCACGCGATACGACAAAAGCACGTTCACCTGCTCATCGGCCTGTACTGACGCGGTGAATGCGCCGGAATGGCGGTATTACTGGCAGGTCAACATGCCAGCCGCCACCAACAGCACCTGGATGACATGTGGCGATCCCTGTGATTCCGCGTTGCGTATCTGGGGCGACACCGTCGTTGAATGTGTGCTTAACAAACTCTGCCCTTCGCATACCTACGTAATTTTTAAATATCCGGAGTAATCCATGCATCGTATAGACACGAAAACCGCGCAGAAGGATAAGTTCGGCGCGGGTAAGAACGGTTTTACCCGTGGTAACCCCCAGACTGGCACGCTTGCCACCGATCTGGATGATGACTACTTTGACATGTTGCAGGAGGAGCTTTGCAGCGTGGTGGAGGCATCCGGTGCCAGCCTAGAGAAGGGGCGGCACGATCAGTTGCTTACCGCACTTCGCGCGCTGCTGTTAAGCCGCAAGAATCCGTTTGGCGATATCAAATCGGATGGCACGGTGAAAACGGCTCTCGAAAACCTTGGTTTGGGAGAAGCAGCTAAAAGGAATGTAGGTACAGGGGCGAATCAGATACCTGATATGAGCCTGTTCGCGTCAATTAATACCGTAACGGCTGCTGCGCAAAAATTTCCGTCTGGATTAATTTTACAGTGCGGTCAGTTGAATGGTGCCCCGAATGTATCTTCAACATACGGGATGAGGTTCCCGATGACGTTCTCAAGAGTCATTGCTGTCGTAGTTACATTGAACGTTACTGGCGCGGCAGGGCAGCCGACTGTATCGGCGACAAGTGTCCAGAACACTGGATTTAATATTACTGTGTCGCCCGGTTCAGGATACGGTTCATCTGCTGATGCGTATTACATTGCAATGGGATATTAA